CGGGGGCGGTGCAGTAGCGCTGTTCTGGAAGCCGCTTATTGCCGGTATCACCTCCATCGTTACCAACAATCGCGCCAGTGGCGACATCATCACCGGCTACAAAGAGCAGGTGCAGCTTCTCAAGGAAAGTAACGCATTGCTCCGTGAAGAAAACGATGAGCTACGTGACCGTCATGACAGGAATCTGCGCCGCATATCAACTCTTGAAACTGACCTGCGCCTGATTAAAAACGCGCTTGGCATTCTCCTGGCAATGTCGGAATCGAATGTTCCTTCAGGTGATGCGAGGTTCAGGACAGAAGTAAACAGGCTGATCGCCACACTGGAGGACGACAGCAATGGTTCAAAACAACGACAAGATTAAGCACAAGCGCAACATCATCATCGGGTCACTGATGCTGCTGATGAGCGTCCTGTGCATCGTGATGACCATCATGTTCATTTACGTGAGCAACAGCGCTAATGAGCGCATTGATGGCATCCGAGAGGATTACCGCAAAGTAGCTGACCGGCGTGACGCTAAAGTTGCCCGGCTGGCGCAGCAGGTTTCAGAGCTTCAGGCTCAGATGGCTACGCTTCCAGAGAAGACGGCCCAGAAAACAGCTGACCAGGTTAACCAGGCAGTGAAAGAGGATGAGGGCAAATGACGAAAGACGAAATCTTTAGCGCCATCCTCGGCAAAGAAGGGGGTTACGTTAATAACCCGGCAGACAAAGGCGGACCAACCAACTGGGGTGTCACTCAGGCGGTCGCAAGAGCACACGGTTATACCGGTGACATGAAAGACCTCAACCGATCTCAGGCTCTGAATATTCTTGAATCAGATTACTGGGTCGGTCCGCGATTCGACCAGGTCTCTCAGGTCAATAATGCGATCGCTGTAGAGCTAACCGACACCGGCGTAAACATGGGACCATCGGTAGCCGCAAAGTTTCTCCAACGATCCCTGAACGTATTCAACAATCAGGGCAAGCTTTACGCTGACATCGTGGCAGATGGTCAGATTGGCCCGCGCACTATCACTGCACTGCGATCATTCCTTTCATCCCGCAGCCGGGATGGTGAGAAGGTGATGCTAAAGGCGCTAAACAGCCTGCAGGGCGCACGGTACATTGAGCTGGCAGAATCCAGAGCAGCTAACGAGACATTCGCCTACGGATGGTTTGAGAGGGTGGAAATCTGATGGCGCTGGCAGACATTGTTAAAAGCGTTGGTGACGGAAAGCAAAGCCTGAGTAAGTGGACGCAGCTGATCGCCTTCATTGTGAGTTCCGGCGTTATTGCATGGTACGGCTACAAGCTGGAACTGAGTGAATGGATGTTCACTGCTTACTTCGGTGTTGCCGTTGGTGCCAACATCATCAACAAGAAGATTGCCACCGACAAAGACATTCAGCAGCAGAAGCTGGATGCAGGCATCGATCCCGGAGCTAAGCCATGAGCATTAAATTCATCCTCGGCATTATCGGCGTCATTGCTGCTGCCATTATGACGGCATTCGGCATTGGTCACTCCAAAGGCAAGGCGAAAGCAGAAGCCTCAGCAACTGAGCGAGAAACCAAAGCAGCTATCGCGTCAGAGCAGGCTGTTGCTACCCGCCAGACCGAAACCGCCAAAGAGGCATCCGATGTTCAAAGCACTGTTACCCGCATGTCTGATGGTGATGTTGATGACGAGCTGCGCAGAGAATGGATCAACAAGGGTTGAGGTAGTCGATACCGTCTGCGTCTGGGTGAAGCCGATTCTGGTTACCGAAGCCGACATCATGACAATGGATGACCGGACGAAGCGCGCCATTCTGGCTCACAACAAGACGTGGAAGGCCAACTGCGGAACGGTGACCCAATGAGTGGCTACTCAATCTACAACATCCTCTCTGGTGCCTGCATAGGCGCACTGGTCATGACGTGGATTGGTTTCTGGATTCACCAGCGCCAGGAGAAGCGGCACCGCAACGAATTAAGCAGGATGCAGCAGCAGATCATCACCGAAGTAAAGAACAGCCTCAGAAAGTGACCATCACTTAGCTCATATACGTGGGCTAATTAATGGTTAAAGGAGACTGTCATGCCATCTAAAGACCTCACCCTTACATCAGACTGGCAGCAAATAACTGACGGCACACAGGATATGCAGCTGCAGGTGCTCGGTGGAACCATCTGGTTAAGAGACTCCCCCAAGAAACCTGCAGCTAATGCGAAGGGACACATCGTATCGACCATGGAGTGGATTGGCATTACCGCACCCCAGCAGATGTGGGCCAGATCGCAAGGAAGTAATGCATCAATAATTGTGACGTGAGGTGAATCATGGCTCTATTCCCACAAAGAGGATTCACCCCAGTAAAAATAGTCATGACCGACCAGGTGAAGGCGACCAACCTTGAAATTGGCAAGGTTGTAACCAACTCACCCGACCAGCCCGCCGGCGCATCAATCACTGGTGAAGCACCGAAGCAGTTTCTCAACCTGGCGATCCCAAAGGGGCTGCCTGCAGATATTCTGCCGCCGCCACAAATGAGGACGGGAACGGTAACCACGCTTCCAGCTGGTAGTCATCCAACTGTTGAGATGACCGGCACCTATCCGGACTTCGTGGTTAATTTTGCCTTCCCGGCACCCTTAAACGGAAAAGATGCTGAGCAATACAAGCTGAGCATCGGTGAGATAACAGCATTGCCTGCTGGCACCCAGCCTACCGCAAGCATAACTGGCGACCATCCCAACAAGTTGCTTAACGTAGGCCTGCCAATACCCAAGAATGGTGACGATGGCCGCAATGCAACTCTGAAGGTTGGGACGGTAGCCACGCTTCCTTATGGAAACCCCGCCACGGTGGAGATTACCGGAACAGGACCTGAGCAAGTCGCAAACTTCTCTATCCCTGCAGGAAAGGATGCATCAGACCCCATCCCTACATCATTCACTGTAGGCAGCGTCACACAGCTCGCGTCTAACAAAGCGCCAACGGTTGAGATTACCGGGTCCGCGCCTAAGCAGACGATTAACTTTGGGATACCAGCTGGCGCAAGCGCAACCCCAGCCAATTTCGAAACACTGGTATCGAAGGTGGTTGCGGCAGGTACTCCAGTGAATGTCACGTTCGCGAAGAAATACAGCGTGCCGCCGGTCGTTTTACCGAATCCGATATGGAACGGAGATCAGCTGGTTATGGGGCAGGCATCAGACATCACAGCCACTGGATGCAAGGTCATCGTTAAGCAATCTGTCGGAACTCTCCTCCTGAACGGCAGCCCATTTAATAACGCACCCAAGGACGCTTCCTTCAGCATGTTCGTAATCGGCAACTAAGAGGAAATTACCATGTCGCTTAAGCGCAACCAACTGCCTCGCTACCAGGGTAAAGAAAACCAGGTGCTGGCACTCAAAATCAAAGAAGTGCGTCAGGATGTAGATGGCGCTGGCTACATTGTGCCTGAAGATGATTTCTACCCTGAGTTTCAGGTGTCAGGTGAGTACATGAGTAAGTATCAGCCTAAAAAGGGCGGCTACTACGTCGAGCTGATTGATGGCGATCCGATTTACATGGATGCTAAAGACTTCTCCAAGCAATACACACTGATGAAGTAACCAGGGGAAAACATGAAACGCCAATGGCCTACCTACAGCGACACGGACAACAACTTTGTTTATGCGCTACCCATTAAGTCAATCAGGCAGACAGTAGACGGTTACGCCTACGCCAGCTTTGATGGTGATTTTGATGAGCAATACCTCTCACCGCAATTCATGGGCATCTTCCGTCCGGTAGTTGGCGGATACCTGTTTACCAGCGCATCAGGTGAATTGCTCTACATGAGCAAGACCAAGTTCGAAGCGCAGTACAGTGCAGCCGGTGCCGCCGCAACATGGGCGAGCATCACCGGAAAGCCAACAACGTTCGCACCAACTATCGGTACGACTGCTACAACAGCGATGGCGGGCAATAAGGTGCCAACCACAACAGACCGTGGTGGTGTACTGCAGCAGGCAGCAGAGACAGCTATCCCTGCTCAGACGGTTGCAGATATTGCCGGAGCACAAACCTCAATCAACACCATCGTGACAAAGGTTAACAGCATCCTCACCAAGCTGAAGGCCGGTGGCGAGCTCGCGTAGTCATTACAGAGCATCTCAAGGGGTGCTCGATAATGATAACAGGAGACTAAAAATGTCCGACTTGAACCTGCAAACATCGCTGACCGACCAACAGAAACTCCGCTTAGAACTCCTGTCACTGGTGCAGTACGACACTGCCGCCGCTCAGGATGCCATCGCAGAGATTGGCGACGACCCGCTGAAGTTCGAACTAGTCAAGCGTCAGTACACTCTCGCACAGGGTGAGCCTACTGCGGTATCCCGCACAACCAAAGCTATCCGGGGCATGAAAGAAGCTCTGGAGCTGTTTCAGTAAGAGAGAAACCTGATGGCTGAACTCAACGAACAACAAGAGCGCTTCTGTCAGGAGTACGTTGTCGATCTCAACGGTACTCAGTCAGCGATACGGGCTGGGTACAGTGCAAATTCAGCGCCGCAGATAGCCAGTGAAAACCTGAAAAAACCTCACATTCGCTCACGCATCAAAGAGTTGGCTAAAGAGCGCAATGATGCAGTGGGCCTGAGTGCGCAGTTCGTAATCGAAGGCGTTATCAAAAACATTCGTCGGTGCGAGCAGGGCGAACGCGTAACTCACCCGAATGGCGAACTAGTGATGACAGAAACCGAGGATGGAGAGGTGGCAGCAGTATTCCGCTACGACTCATCCGCCGTGCTGAAAGGCTATGAACTCCTCGGCAAGCACCTGAAGCTATTCACTGACAAAGTGGAGCACTCAGGCAGCATCGAAACCCTGTCAGACGAAGAACTCAATGCGAAACTCGCGAGGCTTGTAAATGGACAATCTGAAGCGAGAGGAGAAGCTTGAGCTAATTCGCCTGCTGGAAGAGAAAGCCCGCCGCGCCGTCGTTAATCGTTATCGCTCCTACTTCGACACCCGTTACCCCTGGCAGCGCAAGTTCATCGCGCAAACCGCCAGCTATCGCCAGTGCGCATTAATCGCTGCAAACCGCGTAGGCAAGACTGACACCGCCACCTACATAGATGCCATTCACCTGCTCGGAGAGTATCCGGAAGGGTGGGAAGGCCATCGCTTTGACCATGCCCCGCTGATGTGGTGTCTGGGCTATTCCGGTGAGAAGTGTCGAGACCTGCTTCAGTCGGCAATCATTGGCAAGAAGGTGAACGGTGAGTTTACTGGCGGCCTTGTTCCTCCAGATCGCATCGTCTCCACTGAGCCAATGACAGGCACGCCAAACGCTGTTCGCTCTGCCTACATCAGGCACAGCAGCGGCGACCTGAGTAAAGTTCAGTTCTGGTCATACACGCAGGGGCAGCATGCACTGATGGGTGATGACATCGACTGGTTCCATATCGATGAGGAGCCGGAAGACCAGACGATTTACCCGCAGGTGCTGACACGCACGGCTACTGGTGACCGAGGGAGAGGCGGCAGAGGCATCCTGACGTTTACACCAGAGAACGGGCGCACAGAGCTGGTTATCAAACTGCTCGACGACCCGGCAGATTCACAGTCATGCATGAACGTTGGCTGGGATGATGCACCTCACCTCACTGAAGAGACGAAGAAAAGCCTGCTTGAATCATATCCACCTCATCAGCGCGACATGCGAACCAAGGGTATCCCAATGCTCGGTCAGGGCCGCATCTTCGACTTTAGCGAAGACACGATCACTATCGAACCGTTCCCGATACCGAAGCATTACATGGTTATCGACGGCATGGACTTTGGCTGGGACCACCCACAGAGCCGCATTCAGCTTGCCATCGATATGGACAGCGACACCTATTACGTCACCAAGGCGTGGAAGGCTAGCAAGACATCACCCTCAGAAGCATGGGGTGCTACGAAGTCATGGGCCAGCAAGGTTCCTACAGCGTGGCCACAGGATGGTTTGCAGACAGAGAAGGGCAGCGGGTTGCAGCAGAAGTCCTACTACTCAGAGGCAGGCTTCCAGATGCTGCCAGACTGCGCGCAGTGGCCTGATGGCTCCCGCTCGGTTGAGGCGGGCTTGTTCGAGCTGCACGATCTGATGAGCACCGGCCGCTTCAAGGTGTTCGCCGGACTCCGTGACTGGTTCGAAGAGTTCAACTTCTATCACCGTGACGACAGGGGCCGCATCGTTAAGACGCGTGATGACCTTCTGGATGCCACGCGATACGCCTACATGATGCGCCGCTTTGCTAAACGCTATGGCGACATCGGCATTGTTAAAGAGAAGAAATTACCGGCGCCAATTCGCCCAATTCCCCGGAGAAAATAATGGCCGACAATAACGAAAAATTGCAGACCATTCTCAGGAAGTTCGACCGGGACTGGACAGCAAGCGATGAGGCCAGAACTGAAGCAACCAACGATTTGTTCTTCAGCCGCATCAGCCAGTGGGATGACTGGTTAAACGAATACACCACGCTGCAGTATCGCGGCCAGTTCGATGTGGTTCGCCCGGTGGTCCGCAAGCTGGTAGCAGAGATGCGACAGAACCCGGTTGATGTGCTTTATAAGCCAAAAGACGGCGCTGACCCTAACGCTGCCGACATCCTGATGGGGATGTACCGCACAGACATGCGTCACAACACAGCAAAGATTTCCGTCAACGTGGCCGTGCGTGAGCAGATTGAGGCAGGCGTTGGTGCGTGGCGGCTGGTGACAGACTACGAAGACCAGGACCCGACCAGTAACAATCAGGTAATCCGTCGCGTACCTATTCATGAGGCATGCTCTCACGTCGTGTGGGATGCCAACGCCAAGCAGATGGACAAGTCGGACGCGAAGCACTGCACAATCATCAGCGCAATGAGTAAGGATGGCTGGGAAGCCTTCGCTGAAGAGCACGACCTCGACGAAGATGACATTCCGACCTTCCGGTCGCCCGACTCTAACTGGGCGTTTCCGTGGGTCACGAAGGATGTCTATTACGTCGCTGAGTATTACGAAGTCGAAGAGAGGAAAGAGACGGTATTCATCTATCAGGACCCGATGACAGATGAGCCTGTCAGCTACTTCAAGCGTGACATCAAAGACGTAATCGATGAGATAGCGGACAGAGGCCTGGAAAAGATTGGCGAGCGCAAGGTTAAGCGCCGTCGCGTCTATAAGTCGCTCCTGACTAACACCTCCATCCTGAAAGACCGTGAGTTGATTGCCGGTGAGCACATCCCGATTGTGCCGGTGTTCGGTGAATGGTCATTCGCAGGCGACAAAGAAGTGTATGAGGGCGTCGTCAGACTGACGAAAGATGGCCAGCGCCTGCGCAACATGATCATGTCGTTCAATGCCGATATTGTTGCCCGCTCACCGAAAAAGAAACCGTTCTTCTTCCCTGAACAGATTGCTGGCTACGAACACATGTACAGCGGTACAGATGATTACCCTTACTACCTCATCAATCGTACAGATGAGAACAATGGTGACCTTCCTGTGCAGCCTCTGGGGTATTACGAGAACCCGGAAGTACCGCAGGCTAACGCTTACATGCTGGAAGCAGCAACCGGCGCAGTGAAGGAGGTTGCAACGCTTGGCGTTGACGCTGAAGCGGCTGGAGGACAGGTGGCATTCGACACCGTAAACCAGCTGAACATGCGCGCCGACCTCGAAACGTACGTGTTTCAGGACAACCTCGCCACCGCCATGCGTCGTGACGGCGAAATCTACGCCTCGATGGTCAATGACATCTACGACGTGCCGCGCAACGTGTCTATGACGCTTGAAGATGGCAGCGAGAAGGATGTCGAGCTGTTATCGCAGGTCGTGGACTTCCAGACCGGTCGAGTGGTTACGCTGAACGACATCCGCGGACGGTATGAGACGTACACCGATGTTGGCCCGTCATTCCAGTCGATGAAGAATCAGAACCGCTCAGAGATTCTCGACCTTATGTCGAAGGTTCCGCCAGGCACCCCAGAGTTCCAGATGCTGATGCTTCAGTACTTCACTCTGCTTGATGGCAAGGGTGTCGAGCTGATGCGTGAATACGCCAATCGCCAGCTTGTCACTATGGGCCTCAAAAAGCCTGAGACTCCGGAAGAGCAGGAGTGGCTTGTACAGGCGCAGCAGTCGAAGCAAGGCCAGCAGGACCCGGCAATGGTTCAGGCTCAGGGCGTGCTGCTGCAGGGGCAGGCTGACCTGCTTAAAGCTCAGAATGACCAGCAGTCACTCGGAATTGAAGCGGCTAAGGTCGAGGCGACCAGCCAGCTCAACGCCGCAAAAGTGGCTGAAATCTTCAACAACATGGACCTTGATAAGCAGGCGGAATTCCGTGAATACCTCAAGCTTATGGGCCATTTCCAGCAACAAACCAGTGATGAAAATCGCGCAAATGCAGAGCTGTTCCTGAAAGGCTCAGGCCAGCAGCATGCGCAGCGAATGGACATGACTAATTTCCTGCAATCGCAGAGACAAAATCAGACCTCCGCCAATCCCGGCGAGATTCCTCGAACCATGTGAGAGAGTTAAACAACATGAGCGATACCACCGAAATTCAGAACACTGAAGAGCAACGCCTGCCCGACC